AAAAGGTACTGGAGTACCAACATTTGATTTTAGCCGTTCATAATAGTTACGGAATCGGAATGTTCCAAGAACCCTGCTCTTTAGCAGGGTTTTTTATTGTTTATTACGCTAGACTATTAGCATATAAATTTTTATTATGACATCAAGTCCTAGAGCGTCACGCTCACCATTAAGAGCGATAGATCGTTTAAAGAAAGCTGCAAATTTAGAAGCTACAAAGAAGGAAGTTGAATTAACTGATGGAACGGTATTTGAGATGTGGGTATCACCTTTGACAATGGCAGAAAGAGAAAGAGCACAAAAAGGAGCTAAATCTGATGATGCAAATGAATTTGCTTTAAGGCTTTTGATGACAAAAGCATTAGATGAGAACGGTAGCAGGTTATTTAATATTGGTGAAATTGATGTTTTGAAGAATGAAGTAAGGGATGCTGATCTTCAAATTTTGATGCTTGCGGTTATTAATACAGAGGATGATGACATCGACCCAAAATCCTAAGTGCGGAGCTGCGTAAAGATAATTTGTTGATGCTTCAATTTGGTATTGCAAAGGAGTTAGGTAAATCTTTAACCGAAATCCGTCAAATGACTTTGGCTGAAATCTTAGGTTGGAGTGCATATTTTCAAGTTCTTAACGAAGATCAAGAGAAAGAAATGCAAAAAATTCGTAGGAGTAGGTAAACTATTGAAATACTAAGGAATATGGGTCGTGGCAGGAGCAGATGCAACCTTAAAAATTGATATTAATATTTCTCAAGTTGAGAAAAAACTTTCTAAAACAGAACAACGACTGAAAAAAGTTAAAGATTTAGCTGCTTCTTTAGGAAAAGCTGAAACTGCCTTATTTGATGGTCGTTCTATAAAAGGTGGTAATAAAGCATTAGAAGAATTAGCTGGAAAATTAAAGGCAGCCTCACAATCAACTTTTAAATTTGCCAATAATGTTGCTGGTTTAGATAAACAAATTGGAAAATTACAGTCAGTAATTAGAAGTGCAAAAACAGATACAGATGAATTTAGAAATGCAATAGCGGCTGCTGAAAGAGCACAAATGTCTTTATTCAGAGCAAGAGGCTCTGTAATGAAGACAAGAGGTCAAGATTTAATGGGAGGTTTGACAGGTGATTTGCCTGGAAAACTTATAGCTGATAGCTCTAGTGTTTTTAAATCAATAGATGCTTTAAGTAATTATCGAAATGAATTAACAAGAATATTTAATGCTGTAGAAATAGGAAGCCCAGTATTTAAACAATTAGAAACTGAAATTAAAAAAGTTAACGCATTATTAGAAAAGCCTAAAACTACAAAGACACCTAATATTACAAGAGGAATAGGTGGATTGGCTGGTAGAGAACAAGCATTAAAAGAAGCTTTAAGAATCCAAAATCAACTAGAAACAGGAAGTGATGCACATATTAAATCAATTGTAGGAGTTAGAAAAGCTCAACAAGCGTATAACCAAGAGTTACGAATTTCTAAAACAATTCAATCAGCATTAAATCTTGATCTAATTGTTTGGAAAAAATTATTGGATTCCGTTCCAGCAATTATGGGCAAGATTGCTGGAGGAATGAAAGGATTGTTTATGGGTAAATTTGGCAAATTAGGCCAAGCTGCTGGAGTTATTGGTGTTAGTAGTGCTATTGAACAATTAATACAAAAAATACCTTTCTTAGATCAAGGATTAAAAAATAATATTCAAAAATGGGCAAGTTGGACTCAAAGGGCAGTAGAAGGAATAACTGGTGTCACAATTGCATATACAGCATTAAGCGGATTATTAGGTAGTGCTCAATGGGTCGTAGGAGCTATTGCAGGGTTTGTTCAATTTGAAGCAGCAGCATCCAAAGTCGTTTGGAGTATTGAAGGCAATATCACAAGAGCTTTTTCAGCGTTTGGACGACTTTCAAGAGAATTACCCCAATTAGCTCAAGCTATTGCAATGACAATGCCACAAGCTTTAGGAGGGCTTGGGCTTGGTGGTTCGTGGGAAGATTATATGGCTGAAGGTAGTCAAGCAGGAAAAATTGCAGATGCGTTAGGTGGTGGAAAAGGAAGAAAAGAAGCTAGACGATATACACGTCAAGGCCCAACTGAATTACAAAATGCTCAAAAAGATCTAAATCAGATCAATAAAATGTTGGAGCAAAGAAATACGACATCGAAAGGCTATACCGAATTATTACGAAGACAAATACAAGCAAAAGTCAAAATAAAAGAATTACAAAAAGGAATTAATCAATTTGTAGATAAAACACTACAAAATGAAATTGCGGCTGGAAATGTTTATGCCAAAGATGCTTATCCACAAGAGTATTTAGAACATATTAATAAATCAAAAGAAGCGTTAAAAGACTTAAATAAGTTAGAAACACAAAATAGAGATCAACAAAGACAAGATGCAGACAAATTAATTAAAGATAGAGGTCAAGCGAGATTTGATGAAGTGAAAAAGCGTTGGCAGTTAGAAGCCACAGGACATAAGAACGAAATGAAACGAATAAAAGAAAGGCAAGCAGCAGAAAGACAACGAACTGCCAATAGAAGAAAGGCAATGAGCAGATTTGGTGAGAACGTAATGCTTGGAGCTGGTTTCCCCATGTTATTTGGTGGTGGCCCTGGAGCTGTTGCTGGTGGACTTACTGGTGCAATTGGACAATCAGCTATGGGATCACAAGGATTTGGTATGCAAATCCTCTTTAGTGCTCTTGGTCAACAAGTAGATGCTTTTGTCGGGAAAACTGCTGAATTAGGAAAAGCATTTAACAAGATTAATCCAGATGTTGATGCTGTTATTGGTTCGTTAGGAGAGGTCAATACTGAATATGGAAAGCATTTAGAGATGTTGAAAAAGATAAAAGGAGAAGAAGCAGCTTTTGAAGCTGCAAGATCTAGATTGGTTAATTTAATAGGACAAGGAGGTGTTCAAAATTTAGATAAATTTGGTCAAAATATGCAAACTCTTCAAAACGAATGGAAGAAATTTACAACATTATTAATGACAAGTGTTGCTGAGTTAATTAATAGTTCTGGTATTCTTTTACGGTTAACTCAAGCAGTTGGGCAAGCTGCAAGATTTAAGTCTGCTTATAGAGCAGCTAATGAAGGAAATGAAGAAATGGCATTATTATTTGCCATGAGAGAAGGTATAGAAAATAGGACTACGACAGGTAAATATTCTGAGAGAAAGAAAGCAATGGAAGAGTTAAAAGAGTGGGATCAAAAAATAGATGCAGCAGAAATAAGAAGACAAAATAGTTTAGGAACAAAGGATTTATTAGGTTCTGGAGCAGATAAAGCGGCTGCATTGCAAGAAGAAATTCATCTTTTAGAACAATCTTTCAAGCTAGGATCAAAGAAAGCACAAATAGAACAAGAAGTTGCTCAATACTATAAAGATCAAGGTAAAAACGTAAAAGATATGCTTCCTGCGGAAGTAGAAAATGTACGGCAACAATTTAAAAGACGAGATGCTTTAAAAGAGCAACTAGAAGTTTGGAATCAGATAAAAGAAACAATTGCATCAGGGCTTACAAATGCAATCATGGGATTAGTTGAAGGAACTAAATCTTTAAAAGAAGCATTAGCTGGAATATTAAAACAGATAGCTCAGATAATTTTACAGAAAGCAATTTTAAGTGTAATTGACAAGACTTTTACTTTTGGATCTGGAGGAGTGGCTTCAGGTGGAACTACTGCGATGGTTGCCGCAGATAATTTGAAATATGGAAATACTTTTCCAGCAGGATCATTCTCTACTGGTGGAATGGTTACAAGACCAACTGTAGGACTTGTAGGAGAGGCTGGGGAAGACGAATACATTATTCCTGCATCAAAGATGGCTGCAAGTATGCAACGCTACTCAGCAGGTGCTAGAGGTGAAGCTGTAATCCCTGGTACTGGATCTTCTTATGCAGGTGGTGGTGCAGGAGGATCTACTACTGTTAATTATTCTGGACCAATACTTAACTTCAACTCTGAAGAGTTTGTACCGAAATCAGCAGTAGGACAAATCATTGCAAGTGCGGCAAAACAAGGTGCTTCAATGGGTGAAACTCGTACTATGAAATCAATGCAAAACAATCGTTCTGCTAGAGCAAGGATAGGAATGTAATGAGTGCGATTGCTTTAGTTACATTCATAGAAATCTATGATCCTAGTTTGGTTCCAGCTTCAGGGGATATTTCAGCAGCTATTCAACATAGATTTCAAAATAGTGAACCTACTTCTACTGGTATAACTTTTAATGGAGCAACATTTAATTTCCTTTCGTTTATTTATCAAGGAGCAACTAGAAGTAATGATGGAAACAACCTTGAATCAACTTTGATTCTTGCTAATGAAAGTAGTGACAGAGAAGGATCTGTAGGTGCAAATAAACTTTCTATGAGTTATGCAGCCGAGGCTGTTAATAATGGCTGGAGCGTTAGAGTTTCTACTTGTCAGATGACTGATTTAACTTTTAGTTCTGTTAAAACAACATTGGCAACTGATATATGGAAAATCACTTCAATGGGATATGACAATTCTTCTATTGAAATTTTATTAAGTTCAACGATAGATGCAGTTGGTGGAAATATTGGTCGTTTTTTAACAAGTAGTTTAGTAGGACATATTCCTGTAACCGCAACGATCCAAACGAGGTGAAAACTGCTCTTTTATTAGGTTTACCTTATCGTTTAGGAGCAACACCTGATCAACATAAAGCTGCTGATTGTTTAAGTCTTGCTAGAGAAGTTTTAAAGAATTATG